AATGGCAATATAAAACCTATTGTCGTAATAATTTGCTACTGCATCCTGGGCTTTACTGTAGTCAAGATAATCAAAAACATCTGCAATTGGTTCAGACAACGGTGTTGTGTTTCCAATAACTTTAAGGTCTAGCTGCGGAGTAAGCAGGTAAACTCCTTTTGCTGAAAGGAACAAAACATACTGACCAGCGTTTACAATGGTACGTCTAGCCAGACATCCAAGCTCATTAGTGATAATTGTAACCTGACTATTGCTTGGCTTTGTAATGTCAAACCTTGGATCAATGTACGCCAAGTACACTGAGTTCTGCATAAACACCAAGAACTGGTTTTCGATCCAAGGCAAAAAGCCAACGATAGAATCATTTCCTCCTTGGTTGATAAGGAAGTCGTTTAACTGAAGGTCAAACTGTTCAGACAAAATGTCACTGACAAGAATCTGTTGGTTTCCACTTTTTACAACCAGTCTGTTCTGGAAATACAAACCAAAGTCTGCCGGAGGCACAGACACGGTCAAAAACGTCAAAGCCGTACCAGTGCTTGGATTTGTGTACTTTTGGTTTGCAACCGTGAATGTAGACGTGTTTGAGTCCCAAATTAGCGGTGGCTTGCCACGAACCGTCGTAAACCCAGTAAGTGCCGTGTTGGCCGCAAACGAGACACCAGTCGTGTTTGTGAACTGGTAGGTAAACGTACTTGCCCCGGTGACAGTGATGACGTAATTGCCGTCAAGCGCCGATTGCGTTCTGTATGTAGTAGACCTTACGGTAACTTCGTCGTTAGTCGAATATCCGTGTGGTGCTGTCGTCGTGACGGTGACCGTGCCAGTAGCGCCAATCCCAATAATTGGATTAGTCACGCTTGCCGTAAAGACAGTGGAATCCGCCTGCCCACGAAAGATGTACAGTTTGTTAAGTGCCTGAACAGCGTTGGCAACGCCATCAATTGCAATGGTTCTTCCAGTAGGAAACATGTACGGCCCAAGATAATCTTGAGCATAACCACCTTGCTCTGGCCGAAACAAATACATCCGATCCGTAAAGATCAGCGCAATGTTGTCTCGTCCAAGACTGTCTACCCACGGGTCTGACCCTACCATCACAAGAGGATCAAGATCGTTGTTGGTCAATCTTTGGCACCCTTTTCTGGGCTGTGCAATTCCACGCTGAAGCCGAACATTGACGGCTGCTTGCAAGATGCCTTGCGGCAAGTTGGCAGGATCAAGCCTACTGGCAAAGCCAGTGTAGCTGTTGTCTGATTCAGCTTGTGGTTGTGACGGCATTAAGAAATGAGCTTACTCAACTTGTCCACAATCCGCTGAAGATCGTCGCGCAGCTCGATCATGCGCTCGTTGTGCATGTCTTCGCCTTCTTCTTCACCGCCCTTTTCCTCGTACTCCTCTTCTTCACCGTAACCGCATTCAGAGCAGCAGCCGTTCTCTTCCAAAGGAGACTCGCACTCAGGGCAGGACTTCTTTCTGGATCCCATAGGACTTCCAAGAATCATCAATAAAGTTTTAGCATCAGTTTTAGGCATATAGTTAGGCGATTAAAGATTGTCCTTTCCCCCGGCGAACACACAGGTCAGCAAGAGCGTAAGGAGTATTGTACTCAAAATGAGGCGCATCATAAAGTTTCTTGAAGTTGCCGCCCCATCTAAGGTTGTGCTTTGCGCACAGCGTGGAGACGTGTTTATGCATAAGATCCGCTGTCCTTTTGTCAGCGGGTGTCCCGTCATCCATGTACACGTTACCTTTGAAAACTCCGCAGTCGATGGCAAGTCCGAAGTTGTGCATGGATGAACCTGGCTTGGCGTTGGTGACGATTGGCCCAGGTGATGTGCGCCCCTTGGCGTATAGCACCGCTTGATCTTCCCAAGAGCGAAGACCAGAGATTGCTTTGTAATCCAAGCCTTCCTTCGCCACCAACTCTTTAGCTTCCAGCAAAAACTCCGTAAATGCATCCTGAACTTCAGGAAGCAGGCTCTTAATGTGTTTTGCTGACCGCTCGTCAATCACCGTTTCTCGTTGCGGATAACGTCGATCGTTCCAAGGATGGTTAGCGCGGCGGCACCAACAGCATCGACGTGGCCAGTCTTTACGCCGAATCCAGCTAGAACCCATTTAAAAAGCCCGAGCCAAGTAGATGGTTGCTTGAGATACTCTTTCATATTAGTCGTTGAGTTGAGCGATTCGTTCCCAAAGTTTGAGCCTGTCTTGCTCGCACTCGGAGATCTTCACTTCTAGTTTGTTTAGTTTACTGTGCAAATAATACAGCGCCAGCGCCAGCAAAGATACCGTCAGGCCTTGTTCAAATATGTGGTTCAAAACCTTTGTAATGAACTCGTCCATACTTACTTCTTTTTAGCTGTCTTGGCTGATTGTCTAAATGCCTTTGCAGTTGGCGCACCCTTGCTGCCGGGTTTACGCATCTTCTCCTTGCTGCCAGCAGCGATCCGCTCGCGTTTGGCGTGGATGTTTGAGTAGAGTCCCTTCTTCATAAAGTTAGCACTTCCAGCGTCTCATGCTTGCCTTGGCCCGTTCAGCCGGGCCTTTGGCCTTGGCAACAACTCCAGCCATTCTAGCACAGAATGACTTCTTGCGGCCAGCATCAGCCTTTGTCTTTGGGTTGGGGGCAGGAGCCTTGAGGTTGCTGCCCGTCTCGCGGTTGTACTTGGCGCGTCCTTTTGCCGTCAGCCCTGCGCCTTTAGACACGGGAAGCTTCTCGCCTCGGCCAACGGACAGGGAGGTGGATTTCTTTGGCATATTAGAAGTAGGTTGTAATAATTGCTGCGCCGGACCCGCCATTTCCACCTGCTCCACTGTTGCCAACGCTATCAACAGATGCTGCCCCTCCGCCTCCCCCTCCTCCGGGGAATCCTCCATTTCCGCCATACCCTGAATCTCCAGTAACTGAAGAAGCTCCACTTCCGCCGCCGGATCCACCTACAGGGCCGCCACTCAATGGCAATGATGGCATATCAGTTCCATTTCCTCCGGCTGACGCTATTGCAGTAGGGCCGGGACTGCCAGCGGCTCCACCAGCGTAACCAAGCAAAATTACGCGCCCTCCACTTCCTCCAGCAGAGTTGACGTTTCCAGTAGTAACCCCAGCTCCTGATGCCCCACTTCCGGCTGCACTTGCCGCACAAGTTGACGCAGATCCACTAGGAGTGCCATTTACGCCCAGTGACCCACTTGCAGATGCGGATGCCCCGTTATTGCCACCATGTCCCCCTCCGCCACCAGACCCTTGCGAGGCTGTCCCGGCTGCTCCGGCTGCTCCTCCCGGTATAACTACATGCGTTCCAAACGATGTTTGACCACCAGCTCCTCCATTGCTTCCGTTAGTGCTATTAGCACTAGTGCTTGCTGCTCCAGTTCCTCCGCCGCCTATAGTTACAACTTCAGTTGCTCCAATGGCGCTTGCATCAAGCCAAAAATCAGCAATCTGTCCAGATCCGCCTCCCCCACCTCCGCAGCGCACAGTTCCTGCTGCTCCCTTTCTTCCAGATCCTCCACCTCCACCTCCAGACCAAAGTTGAACTCGCACAACCCGTGCTCCTGCTGGCTTTGAATAATTGGCAGTTCCAACAGTTGAAAATGTTTGAACATTTGGCGAACGGAAAGACACCAGCGATACAGCCGTAACCTGCCCGAGGTTGTTGACCGTCAACGATGGAATCTGCGAAGTGCTGCCGTAAGTTCCAGTCGGGTCGGGCGAAAGCGCAGCAATAGATAGCGTTCTGCTTGCTGAAAGATTGCCCCCTCCAGTAAGTCCTGTGCCAGCAGCAACACTCACCTCAGACATTGCCAGCTTACTTAGCGAGATGGCAGCATTAGTCGCGACATCTTCGTTGAGCAACTTCGATGCTGGAGACTGAAACACGCCGTTAATGACCTTTACGAGGCCACTACCACCCACAGAGGGGATGGTAGTGTGAACGTGCGAAGGTTGTGTTGCTCCAAAGTTAAGCGTGATGGTCTTGTTGTTCTGTGTGGCTCTTGCCAAGAACTGGATGTACAGACGATCAGTTGCTGAAATAGTAGTCTGCGGAAGCACTACAGACGCGATGTACTGTGCAGTTACCGTTGGATCGTAGATCGAGATGTCATCAGAAGTAGAGAGCAGTGTTGCGGTCGTGCCGTCGTACTTAAACACCTTAAGCTGGACGATTGTCTGATTTGACGTAGTTCCAGTTGAGGACGCCCAGAAGTTAAAGTCAAACAGCCCGGCTGGGATGGCTGTGATATTCGGATCTAGAACATCAGTGACAAAGTGGACTACTAAGTCATATCCAGTTGTAGACAAATCACCAGATGTATAGCTTGTGCCAGTTGTGTCTGATACGCGGCCAAGTTCTTTAACAATGGTTGGCGTTGTTGGCAGCCCGGTTGTTGGGGCATCTGCTGCCGTATTGTAGTTGAAGAAGAACACTTGTCCTCCACCGCCAGATCCGCCGTTAGGCACTGCTCCTGCAATCCAAGTGGACGTTGCCGCGTCGTACTGTAGCACTTGACCATCAAGCGGCGTGACGTTAGTGACAGCGTTGCCTTGCAGCTTCGCTACCGTTGGGTTTGGCAAGTTGCCGCTTAAGTCACCACCAGCCGCCTGCGTTGCAGACATGGCCCCAAGAGCCGTAAGAGCAGACACAGCATCCGTCGAGCCTGTCCCGCCTTTGCTGATGGCAATAACGTCGCTAGTGGCTACAGCTCCAATCGAACCGGGAGTGATAGCAGAAATCTGCGCAGAGGTGAGCGACTGAACCTGTGCACTGTTTAATCCTCCTGCTGTTGGCATAACAGGCTCCCATACACCGTTATATGTCAAAACAGATCCAACTTGCGGATTTGTTGGCAGCACATTGATCCCTTGGATTTTAACAGCGTTTGCAGCAGCTTCAGCCCAATTAATAGCATTTGGAGGCGTGTTGTTAATATTGTTGTTTGTCAGTGAAACGTAAACTTCCGCTCCAGAAGAAACAATATCTCCAATTGAATATACTTTAGTGCTTTCGTACTTCTGTCCAGCACCCAACCCATTGCCAAGGGCTGTAATCTGCGCTGAAGTTAACGCTTCAACCTGTGCACTGTTGGTAAATGCTGCCAACTGCGAGGTAAATGCAATACCCTGAATATCAGTAGTGGTAGCAAAGCCGGAAAGTTGTGAAGTGGTTGCAAATCCAGAGGCTGCATCCGTAGACAGTGCGCCAATAGAAGCAGGAGTAATTGCAGCAATTTGTGCCGACGTGATTGCTTCAACCTGTGCCGTGTTTGTAAGCCCGCTAATTTGGTCAGTAGTTGCAAATCCAGACAGTTGAGCTGTCGTAGCAAGGCCGGAGATCTGGCTGGTAGTTGCCAGTCCAGCGACTACAAGCGATTTGGTTGCGGTCTTGGTTGTGCCGCCTTGGTTGAGAACAACGATATCAGCCGGGTTAACAACGGCTGCCGATGGAAGTGCAGAGATTTTGATGTCGGCCATACAATTAACTAATTAAAACCCAAGAAACAGAAGATTCATCCCAGCTATACTTATTGCCGTCAGATGGATATGCCACAGGTGGCTGCCAAATGCAAGTCTGTTCATTCAGCGTCCAAGACGGATGTGGTTGTGGCGCATAAAAAGCGTCACGCACTTCATCATATACATAGCCAATGCCAGCGTAATTCTTGCGAAGTGGACGACCCTCGGGATGTTGGCCTGCATGAGTGTTGTAACTTGTCTGAATCCAAGTTCCCGGCAACACGCCAAGATCAATAAAGTCTTGTTCAGCAACAATGACTTGTTTGACTATGCCATCTTCAACTTGAGCAAAGTGGGCCATAATTAAGGGCTGTTTATAATAAAAACTCCAGAGGTGTTAAATGTGTGGCGCACTGTGCCACTGCCAACTCCTGAAATTACACCTCCACGAGCAAGCGCAGTTGCACTTGCGTATTGAATAACTACAACGCCAGACCCACCATTTTTTCCATACAAAGTAGGATCATCAATTCCATTACCACCTCCACCGCCAGTATTTGCAGTTCCCGGCAATGGAAGAGTAAATGCAGGAGTGTTTCCGGCCCCTCGTCCTCCTCCTCCTGTTCCTCCTGCCGCAGATGTAAAATTATTCGGGTTATCAAACCACCAACCACCTCCACCTCCGCCAACAATACGAGAATCTCCAGCAGTCCATGTAAATCCAGCCCCGCCAGTTCCTCCTCCTGTTTGTGTTGCTGCAATCCCAGCTCCCCCAGCGCCTCCTCCTCCTCCAGCAGAAACTCCAAACGTAGTTCCTGTTCCAGTTGCTCCGTTGTTTCCTTGACCCAGAGTCCCTAAACCTGCTGGCAAATCTGTTCCATAACCTCCACCACCAGAACCACCATTTTGCCTAGACCCGCCGCCGCCAAGCGTTTCAACAAAAAGTCCATACCCATTATAAATTATCGTATTTGATCCATTTTTGCCAAAGTATTCTGTTGGATTGTGAGCAGTTCCTCCAGCGCCTCCTGCGCCAATAATAATATACGCTAGTCTGTTTATGACAACAGAAGAAGCTGTAAGAACCCCTCCGCCGCCCCCCGGCCCCGGACCTTGAGTATAAACGGGAGCGCCCATTGGACTTCCTCCGCCTCCCCCACCTGCAACACTTAAATAGCCTACAGTTAAACTTCCAGTCCCAACTCGAAATCCTCTAAGCGGTCTAACTGCGCCGCCTGAAAATGTTGCTACAAATGACATATTATGCAAAGCTAGATAGGTTGCCTAAAACACTAAATACGTTATTTGCTGTTTTTATAATTGTAAACGACCAAACATCTATTGCATTTGAAGAAGCAACTGGAAGCGTTGAGTTTGCCCACCTTAAAGTTCTATTTGTGTTAACTCCGTCAATTGTAAAGCTAGTATTTGCAATTAGTCCATATCCAGTTGTTCCATTAGTATTTAAAAACACAACAGTAACAGACTGTCCAATTGATAGATATGTATTTAAAGCAACTCCAGAACTTCCTCTGATGTTTAATGGAAACGCAGCAGTTGCATTTGAGGTGTAATATAAAATACCTTGTGCTGCGGCATCAAATTGAATTACACTTCCATTTGCTGCGTTTGCGCTAACTGTAATGTTTTCACGCACCGAAGAAAACAAAGTTGTTGTTAGCGGAACATTTGAAGCAGAAGTAATTCTGCCAAATTGATCAATTGTAATTGCAGCAACTTCAGATGCGCTTCCAAACGAACCAGCAGCAACTCCACTTGTTGCAAGTCGATTTGCATTAAGTGTTCCAGATGTAATTTGCGAAGCATCAGTTAACTGAGTTACGGCAGCATTTGTGGCTGCGGTAATTCGGCCATAAGCATCCACGCTAATCACTGGAACTGTAGTCGCAGACCCGTAGTTTGTAGCAACAACGCCACTAAATGGGAGTCTGTTTACATTTAACAGCCCAGAACTTATATTTGCCGCATCAGTTGTGTCTGTAAAGGCAGATGCTGCTAACCCAGTAATTTGTGCTGATCCAATGCCCAGAACTTGGGCAGACGTTAATCCAGCTCCAACTTGAGAAGCAGACAAACCAGTAACTTGAGCTGATGTAATTCCAGCAGCAACTTGAGCAGCAGATATGCCAGTAATTTGTGCGGAAGTAAGACCAGCCAGCACTTGGCTTGCAGCAATAGACAGCGTTTGTTCCGTTGCTCCAGTAATTACTCCATTAACATCTACCGAAAACTTGCCAACACTGTTTTGTGTTCCGTAAGTTCCCGCCGACACTCCTGTTGGGAACAGCGCAGCAATTGACTGTGTCTCAAGTGCCGTCACTCGACCGTAAGCGTCAACCGTAATTACGGCTGACTGTGTGCTTGATCCTGCTGTAATTGCAGGCACGCCAGTGGTAGACAACTCAAGCTGTAGAGCCCCAGAATAATTTATAGGGCTGTTTGAAATTGCCAGCGTGGAAGATGTTGCGCCGACAGACACAACCGTTCCGCCAGCAGTTCCAGAAATTGGCACATTTGTAGCGTTGGTAATCCTACCTTTAGAGTCTACAATAAATTGGCCAACTAAGGCGTCTGATCCGTAAGTTCCGGCAACCACTGCGGTAGTAGCAAGCCTGTTTGGATCAAGTGTGCCAACAGTTAAATCGCTGGCGTTATTGCCGGGAAGCGGAGTAACATTCGCAATCGACGTTACTCGACCTTTATCGTCAACCGTCAAAACAGGAATCTGCGTGGAACTGCCAAACGTACCAGCCGATACGCCGCTTGTCTGAAGTGCAAAAGTTCTATTAGCAACAAGCGTGCCGCCTCCCACAAGACCCGTGCCTGCACTAAATGTGATTGCGCTTAGTTGTGCGGTTGTGAGTGCTTGAACTTGATCGCTATTCTGAAATGGCGCAAGTTGACTTGTCAGAGCATACGCAGACAATTGAGCGGTCACCAGAGACGGCACCACAGCCGACGTAATCCCACCAAGTGCATCCAATGCAGCCACTGCCGTAGTCGCTCCTGTGCCACCTTGCACAATCGAAGCCGGGGCGCTCGAAGTAAGCGCAGGCTGTGCGCCAAGTGCAGCAACCGCAGACGTAGCGTCTACTGATCCTGTGCCACCAAGCGAAACTGGAACAACAGGCAGCCTAGCCACACCAAGAGTGCCGCTGACAATCTCTGATGCGTTGAGCGTTTTAACTTGAGAGACTTCACACTTTTTAGTGTTGCCCTCTTGAACAAGTACAAGTGTGTCTGTTAAGCCAACCGTAGAGGCCGAGGCTAAGTCTGTAATTCTGATGCCCATAATTAACCAGTGGTGATGCGTTCGCTTGCTTCGTTGTTAAGATAGTCTCCTGACTCAGTCAATATTCGATCTTCTAATACAGGAGTCGGATTATATGCTTGTTTGCGAAATTTAAAAGTGTGTTTGTCGCCCTTTACTCCGATACGAGCAACAATCTTTACTCCCGGCGCGGCCTCAGTCCCGTTTCTTCGTGTAAGGAATTTGCCAATCATACTAATAGGTGTAGGCCATGTTCAGCTTTTGATTCTGACCCTGCTGTCTAATCAGTACGTCGATTTGCTGCTGAACAGCCATCTCTGCCAGTTGATCCAACGCCACAGCTTCATCTGCTCTGCCTTCAGACTTTAAGAAGTCTGCGCTTACTCCATTCACTAAGTAGTCCTTAAACCGATATGGAATTGTTACTCTTTGCCAAACTGGGCTTTGAGCTATTGGAGTTTCTGTTGTTGGAGAAGTGCAGTTCCAAAAATCTCCAGCAGTTCCAGATGTTATAGACAAAAAGTTATAACTAGAAGATCCTTGAAGCGTGTCGTAGTATACTTGAGCCTTTTCAAAATAAACTTGGCCAACATTAAATCCTACTCCAAAAAGCCTTTCTGCATTCATCCTGTATTGGATGTACTTTTCTCCATTTTGCAGAAAGTTTAAATAAGTGGTTTCTTCCTTTTGGGGATTGGTTAAATCCTCAACCATAAAGTCCACTGGCACAGACCGAGTAGTAATTCTTGGATCTACACTCCATGCAGACAAGCCCTGCAATAAATTTGTTGGAAGCTCAACAATTCTTTTGGGGTTTTTCTCAAAAACAATCGTAGTTGTCAGCTTGCCATTTGGGCCTTGATATATCGGAAAACTAACAGTTGATCCGTATGGCAGCGAAATAACAACTTGATAAATATAATTTCCTATGCCGTCTTGTGCGGTTTCATAATCAGACATCGACTTAATGTCTGCCACACTTTCAAGTTGCCCATTAAAGTTGTAGTAAAATGGGTTCTGAAAACTAATTGCTGTAGATGCTATCGTATCAAGACGAAAGGCGTCATCTGAAAAATCTTCAGCGTAGATTCTTGGAAAGTTAGTGTCTAAAGTAAGCCGCAAATCTTGAGTGTTTGCCGAGGTCTGCACCCATAGATCAATGTCATTTTCCGTGGTAAGAATATCGTCAAGTTCTGTTGTCAGTGGCGGCAAATCAATAAACTCAATTGACTGGATCGGATTGCCTGGAAATGTGCGCAAAAACCTGTTTGTATCCGGCCATTCCTCGCGATCCCAGATTGTGCCAATGCGACGTGACGTGAAGTCGCGAATAGCCCCAAAGCTCTTCTCATTTAGCGTAGCTCGGTCTAGCCCGATAAGCTGACAGACTTCTGCAAGGATATCGCTAAATGGGACTGTCTTCATGCGTAAACGGTGCGGGATCTTACGTTAGTGGATGGCACCCAGCCTACACTAATTTCTTTTGTGCCACCAGAGTTTACTTTGCACTGAGGATTATCTCTCCAAAACTCTGCAAGAAACTTTTCGTCATCCCAGCATTGATACCCGAGTTTCTGGCCCCAAAAATGGTAAGCGTGCCCCGGAATACTGCCGACTTTCTGTCCAATGCCATCAATCGACTTGTGGCGCATCTTGGTGTATTTAGCGGCATTCTTTGAGTCAATCTCAGCTTGGATACGGTTCATTTGCCAGCCGCGCCGAAACTCAGCCTCCATTGCAGGAATTAGACTAGGGTCGATATCAATCATAAAATTGCCCCCGTCTCTCCGAGGTGTCACGCCTAGCATGTTCGGGGCGTTCTCCATTACACCGCATTTAACGAGCAGATGTAATTGCTCAAAGTGTCTCTGTCTCTCCAGAGTGTCACGCCTAGCGGGCTTCCGGCGTTCGATCCGTCCTAGTATACTGCGGGAACGGTCACATATACTAAGCCTACGAGCTGAAGTCGAACTTGCCAAGACCCAATGGGTTCCCGACAACAAGACCGCAGACGGCTTCTACAACGCGAGCAGGACCGCCACCAAAGTCAGGCAGCGATTGCACAGCGGCAACGTTTCCACCGTAGCGGACTTCGATCAAGTCCATGTTCAGGACAAGACCCTTGTACGGGGTAACCGTCCATGTGCCGGAGCTGATCGTGCCGAGGAACACCGTGGGGTGCAGCTTAACCGTACCGAAGTCACCTTGGAACACGTCCACGGACTGGATGTAGGTTTCAGCAGCAGCGTCACGCTGGAAGGTCTGCACCTTGGTTGCGCCAGCAGCCAGAACTCCACTGGTGGAGGTCGTGGTCAACTGAGTCGTGCCAAGCAGGCTGGTGAACGCACGCTTGAGGTCGGTGCCAACGATGGCATCGAACGAGCGGTACTGGCCAGTCTGGTTGTAGATGCTCTTGAGCAAGCCCTGCACTGCCGTGTCGGTCAACCCGCTGGATGCACCAGTGAGGATCGAGTCGGAAGGAGTGCGGAACTGTGAAGGAATGTCGCCAACGGTAGGCGTCCCGGTCCCCGCGGTGCTGATCCAGGTCTGGATCCCAGCCGTAAGGTAAGGAACGGAGCCGTTGTCCTGCTGTGCAGTCTGGTTCGAGCAGAGAGTCGTCTCAATCGAACGCTTGCACTGAAGGATGGACTTGCTGACGTTGTACGCCAGTTCGTCACGCACGCCTGCCACCTGAGCAATGTCAGTGGACAGCTTGGACACACGCACAGCAGGCATACGGAATACCTGAGCGTAGTTAGCCAGCTCGGCGCGATAGCCCACATCCCAGTTGGTGTAGGAGCTCACGTCCGTGCCGTCAACCGTGCCGCCCACTTGGGGAGCAGGATTGCTGTCTGCCTGCCAGCGGAAAAACATGTTTCCGGGCTTGCTGCCCTTACGGGCCATCGACGTGAATGGCGTGTCTTTTGCATCGACAAGCGCAATCATGTCCATCAGGTCTTCGCGTTTACCGCGACCGCTAAGATTAGGTTCAGTTAGAAGTGCCATAATACTAAATAAGTTGAGTTGGGTTGTTGAATTGAAGGGGCTTACACAAACCCCATTGCTTTTACCAGGTCACTCAATCCATCTCTGCTTGAAGGATCCTTAAGGAAGGACTTCTGTGCGCGAGAAGAGTCATCTTTATCAACTTTAGGAGGAGCTTTGACGCTTGGCTGTGCTGGCGCTCGTTTGATTGGTGCGGCTTTAGCCTTTCCAGAATCTCGTTCTGCAAATACTTTCAACCCCTCAATCAATGCGGCAACCAGATGCATATGATCCGGGCGGCGCTTCACTTCAGGGAAATCACGCAGCACTTGCTGGGCAACCCTGTATTCTTCGCTTTCCGGCTTACGCATCCAAGGATGTTTGGCTGCTAACACTGGCTCTATTTGAGACTTTTGGTTCAAATATTGAAGCCTGGCCGGCAGTTCAATTTCCTTTCTACGTCTAGCCAGCTTTCGCATGTCGCGAACCTGTAGGTTGTCTAATTCAATCTGATTACCTTGCGGATCAGTAATTACACCACCATCAGGATTATCTTCGCACCAATCCAACACATATAATGCTCGCTGAAGTTCAGCATTTACTTCCTCGACGGAACCAAGTGCCTCTACAGCGTCAGATACGGTTGGCGCACTGGTTTGTGGTACAGACTTTAATGCCTGCAACTCACGCTCCATTTGCGCTAATCTGGCTTCTCTCTCTTCAAGTTGCGCCTGAGCGGCCTTCTTCGCAGCAACTAACTTGTTGATGCGCTTCTGTACGCCTCGGCTCAAAGAACTCTCTTCAGGCTCACCTTCTTCATCGGTGGACTGATCGGCTTCCGCTTGAGCATCGACTTCAGGTTCAGCTTCCGCTGTCTCTTCCGTCTCAACCTCAGGTTCCGCCTGCTGCTCCTCTTTGGCTGGAGCCGCCTCCTCCTCGTTTAGGAAATTGGATTTAACAAAATCAGCTAGGCTGTATTCGTCAATCTTTCCGAGGTTATTTGCAACGGGTGTACTGTCTGCCTCCTGACTCCCGGCGTCAGGCTGTGTGTTTGTGTTATTCATGCTATATCGGTAGCAAGCCCTTTTTAATTCAATCCAGTAACGCTGGAAGGCCCGTTAGTGGCGTTATGCCAAATCTTTTTCAGGAGTCAAGCCATTTAATTGTCTAGCTTGTTTTCTTAATTCAATAAGTGTGCTCAAAACTAAATTAATCCCATCAGCCTGTCCTGCCGCATGTATTCTATCTTCTCCTTTGCAGTCTTTACTTATGGCAACCATCCAGTGTTGCTCTTGTAACTGCTCAAGAACCTTACATATTTCTGACCAAACAAGGTTTTTCCCTGAAAATCCAAAGGCGTTCTTTTGATCTTCCGTCATATTATTGTTGTGCCTGCTGCGCCACTGGAGTTACTCCAATTCGGCCAATCTGCGCGTTTTGCTGTTGCATAACAGACATCTGAAGACTCTTAACGTAGTTTTCAAACAACGCCTTGAAATTTTCATCCTGCTGAAGTGCAGCCTGCGCTTTCGGGTTAGCCTGCAAAACCTGTTGTGCGTATTGCAGCTTGGTCTGTGCAGCTGGGTCGTTCTCTTGGTATAGCGCCTCGTTGCCGAGCAGCATCATGCCAATGTCTGACTGCACATCCTTGAACATCTGCCTGCTGGCATCCTGCGGATTGAGGATCAAGTCTTTTGCCACCTCTGGAGCAATAGCCTGAATCATCATCTCGGTGAGTTTGTTCCTGTTCAAGACTCCGCCAGTGTCGAGTTGTGCAACCTTGGTAAGGAAATCAATCTTCTGCGCGATGTACTCCTTATCGAGATCCATCACGTCAAATTTGACCGTCAAATCAAACTCGTTGTGAATTTCAGACAAATTTTGCGGCAATTGACCGCCAGTGATACGCTGTATCTCGGCAGGTGACATGTACTGGCAGCACAAGCTAAACATCTGCCGGAAGATCGTCCGCCAAGTAAGCAGCCAAGTATTTACCAGCATCTGCTGACTAAGTTGTGTCTTGCGCGGATCAACGCCGGCATTAACCGTGCCAAAGTAAGCTGCGTGGCTAGCCTCAACACGCTGGATCAAGTTAAACGCCACACCCGGCTCGCGAGCAGGCGGATCCATGAACGTGTAGTCTGATGGACTTACGACAGGTAGCTGCACTCCCGGCCCAACTCGATTGATGGCACCAATTCGTTTGACGACTTTAATGGGAGGAAGAGTCGAGAAGGCAGTATGATCCCGGATGGAATCGTGTTGCGCCTTGATTTCGTCCTGATCCGTGTGAGCAAGCTCAGGGACACCGCGAGTGTCAGTAATAGCGCGGCGAATGCACTCACGACGGAACTCCACAAACGGATACTCTCCGTGCGCGTAATCGAGTCTTTCATGGATGGCATACGAGATTTGTTCCTTGCGATGATCGACTGCCGCCTGCGGACAGATAACCGTGTAGTAGATACACGGAGCCTTGCCATCCAGACTCTTGGTGTAGCAGTACACCACCTCAATCATGTTCTGGTAGTTGAGCCCGTTGTATACAAGAAGCTCGGTGCTGGGCAGAATGTTCGTGTTGTACATCGTGCTGCTCTTGCCAGCCATCTGTACAGCCAGCTCGACCCAGTCTTTGTTCCATCCTTCTGTGGTGATCTTCTCGCGAATCTCCACTTCAGACATCCACGTCCGGCGAAAGATTACACGGGATCGTTGCAAGTCTGCCGTCTCAGGCGGAACAAGAACTTCATCCCAAGGCTTAAGAGCAATAATCTCAGGTAGGTTTTTACTGACATACTCTTCATCTCTGGAGGTTACTCCTGTTTCAGCCAACTCTTTAACCATCCGCTTTGCGTCGGTGGCCGTAAGCCCTGGCACTGTAGCTTCAAGAATAGCAGCAGCCTCGTCAGACTGTTGCATGATCAAGTCCGGCAACTGCATCAGTGTCGGGCTCTGTGACTGTTGCGCTAAAGCAACAATCTCATTCATCGTCACAGGCTGTTCACGCTTGCTGATGTTTTGTCTCCAGCCAATAAAGAAAGCTGTCCACCCGTACTGGAAAGCGTACTGCGCCCCAAGCTCGGCCTCCCTGCGCAGCTCAAGCGGCATCTTACTGTCACGAATCCAGTGCAAAAGTGTCGTGGCAATCCCGCTGATCGTCATGTCGTTCATGTCGATGCCACTCGTGCGGATGGTTGCACGCTCAAAGGCAGTTACCAGCAGCGACGAAAGCTCGTTGCAGGTGGAGTCGATTAATCGATTGCGAACGTCGCTGGCACCCTCAAACGGCCATGCCGGGTCACCTTCGTTACGCAAATTACTATGCTTTTTCCCGTCATCACTTTGCCCGGCCCACCGAGCAAAACGCACATCATCAAACTTCGTCGTCAGGTTACCCTGCGTTGAATTGATCATTGCACGGTTGTACTCACTTAACAAATCCCCTACGTCAGGGACGGCTGTTGCTATCGCTAAAGGATCTGAAGAAGCTGAATACATAAATAA